CGTGGCCAGTTCCACATCACCGACGGCACCGTCCATCCGCTCGGCACCCAGGCCGCCCCGCTACCACCGCCGATCTCGTTGCAGCCCATCGGCGTCACCCCCGGTCCCAGCCGATGGGGCTGACCTACGCGCGCATCCGCAACCACCAGCGCAAACAGGCACTCAAGCCCGTGACCCTCCAGCCCGTCAACTGGCAGCCCCAAGTACGCGTCACATTCACCCGCGACGTCTGCGGTTGGCTCGACCGCGAACAAGGCCTCAAATTCCAATTCGGCGCCGGCAAGACGTATCTCATCGACGAGCAGCACGCCGTCGAATTCCTCACCAAGGGCTACTGCACCGGCGAACTCCCACGCGCCGTCTCAGACGACGAGGCAGCCGAAATCCGCTCGAGCATGGTCACGATCGGAATGGGCCACGCCCCACAAACACGAAACGGAGGTGATCCCCATCAGTAATGGGTTCTACATGCAGGGGATGAAACATTTCGCGTTCGGCGACATCGTGTGGAAAGCCTCCGGCGGCTCCACGATCAAGGCCGCGCTGATCGACTCCGCCAACTACACCGTCGACCTCACCAACCACGAGTTCTACAACCCGGCGTTCGGAAACCCGCCCGGCGTCACCGGCGGCGTCGAAGAAGTCCTTCCCTCCGGTATGACACTCATCGACGCCGCCGCCGACGGAGTCGTCGACGCCAGCGACATCACCTTCCTCGCCACCAGCGGCGGCACCTGCGAAGGCATCATGGTCTTCAAAGACACAGGCACCGCCACCACCAGCCCTGTCCTCTTCTGGTGGGACACCGCCTCAGGATTGCCAGTGACACTCGGCGGCGACGTCACCGTCCAATGGGATAACGGATCGAACAAGATCGCCCGCATCTGATGCCACAGAAGGTCTGCCTCGAGCCCGGCTGTCCCAATCCCGCCTCCTACCGCGGCCGGTGCGGCGAGCACGCCACCCAGCGCGACCGCACCATCCAGCGCGCGGGCTACCACATCTACCGGACGAAGCGCTGGCGTGTTGTTCGCGACCGGCAGCTGTTCCTGCACCCGCTGTGCGACTGCGGTCGGATCGCCCAGCACGTCCACCATCGCGTCGACCTCTCGGATGGCGGTAACCCGTGGGCGCCGTCCAACCTCCAGTCGCTGTGCGGCAGCTGCCACGGCAAGACGACCCGGCGCCGCCAAACTGCATGACCCGGTGGGGCTGGAACCCGCAGCGGCCCGACAACCGCGACCGGCTCTACCAGCTCGAAGAGCACGTCCTACAACCTGCGCAACTGCCCGCCACCGCCGACCTGTGGCCCAACGTCCCGCCGATCTGGAACCAGGGCGACCTCGGGTCCTGCACCGCCCACGGCGTCCTGCGCGCCTACATCACCGAAGCGATCCGCCACAACATCCACCTCCCCGACCCGCCCGACGGCGGCGCCCAACTATCCCGCCTCGCGCAGTACTACGACACCCGCGAGCTCAACGGCACCGAGCACTACGACGCCGGCGCCACCGTCCGCGACTCAATCAAAGCGCTCGCCAAGAACGGGTCCGTTCCCGAAACCGACTGGCCCTACGACACCGCCAAGTTCGCCGAAGAACCACCCGACGACGAGGCGCAGCGGTACATGCCCGTCCGCTACCAGGCGATCACCATCGGGCCCGGCGCGCCCATCCGCACCGCCCTCGCGCAGGGCCTCGCCGTCGTGTTCGGATTCAGCGTCCCCGCCATGTTCACCGACGGCACCTGGAACCCCGCCACCCAAATCCTCCCACTCCCCAACCGGCAGCAGTTCGTCGGCGGGCACTGCGCCGCCCTCACCGGCTACGACTTCACCGGCCCCCACCCGTACTTCATTGTCGACAACTCCTTCGGCCCAGACTGGGGCGGCGGCTGGGGCGGAGCCGACTGCACCGGCGGCCGGTTCGCCCTCGACTACCGCTGGTTCGACCGGCACCCCGCACTCGCCTCCGACCTATGGGTCATCCGGGAAACGTCCGCATGACGATCACCCAGGTCGAACCGCAACCCATCCCCGCCATCGCCGACCCCGACAACGCCGCCGCCGTACAGCGACTGATTGAGCGGCTCGAGGCGAACATCACCCCGGCCGGCCCCGTCCTCGACCCCGACTGGTATGGCTGGATACCGCTCCCCCTGGCCAACTTCCTCGAGGGGATGCTCCTCGCCCGCAGAATCCTCGGGCCCGGACGCCACCGATTCCTCGACATCGGCAGCGGAATCGGAACCAAGCTGATCCTCGCCCACGAACTCGGATTCCACGCTTTCGGAATAGAACGCTGGCACCCATACCTGCACGTCAGCCAGCGCATCGCCCCATTCGCGACCGTCGTGCACGCCGACGCCGCCCGCTACGAGCCATACCACACCTTCGACCTGATCTACCTGTACGGCGTCGCGACCGACCCCGCCGACCACGAGCAGATCAACCGGCACATCACCAGCCGGATGCGGGCGGGGGCCCTCTTCTTCTGCGCCCGCCGACCCTTCCCCGCCTGGCTCGAGCATGCCGGCGGCCTGATCTGGCGCACGTAGTCACCTGATCCCATAGCGCCCCGGCGACGCTCGCACGCCCCGGGGCATGGCCGACCTGCAAAGGAGGTCGACATGGCGGAGCGTACGTGCGCTCGGTGCGATAGTCCACTGCCGCCCAGCGTCGGGCCTGGACGACCACGCAAATACTGTGACACCTGTCGACGTCCGACAGGCAGTCACTCGCACTATCAGAAACGCGATGGTCTTTGTGTCGTTGAACAATGCGACGAGCCGATCCATGCCAAACGCATGTGCCGTGCCCACTACCAAGCTTGGTACCGGAAGCAGAACCCAGACAAGTTTGAGCGATACAACGCCGGACGGCGGAACGGACCGAGCCTCGGGGAACGACGCGTACAGACGACCAGCCAGACAAAGCAATGCGAGCAATGCGGCGAAACGTTCACTCGTAGCGTCCAAGGCTCGCGGCGGCAATGGGAACGGAAACGATTCTGTGGTCGATCCTGCCAAAGCAAATGGCTAGCGTTGAACAGCAAAGGCGCAGGCCGCGACTTCAAGCCAAGCATCGACCATGGTGACAAGGTGCGGCGAGGCCGGCGCGCATCGCCCAAAGGTCAGCGCGTTGCCAGACGGCACAAGCGGAAAGCGCAGCAACGAGCGGCCAAGATCGCAGCGCGCAACGCGCGAAGGCAAACACAGATATGGACGCACGTCTGTCAAGACTGCGGCAACCCGCTAGCCGGAAGTTGGAGCCGATACTGCGCAGAATGCGCGACCAAGCGCAGGAAGCAACAACACGACCAATGGAAGGCTGACCATCCTGACTACCAACGCCTATACAAACGTGCCTACGCCAAACTCAAGGCAAACGCTCGAGGAACATGTACAGACGAACAAGCCAAAGCGCGATTCGACTACTACGGCGGTTGTTGCGCCTATTGTCGCCGCGACCTAGGCCCCTACGGCGGGCCCCGCTTCTGGCACTGGGATCATGTCATTCCGCTGAGCCGGGGTGGTACGGCGTGGCCCTCCAATCTTCGCCCCGCGTGCGCCGATTGCAACCGGCGGAAGGGCGACCGGCCATTGGACCGTTTTGCGGGGGGACGGTCGATGGCCCTCCTTGGCGTTCGAAAGACCGCCGAGTGGCACGCGACACCCCCACGGGCGTTTTCTCGGGGTCGGTCGGCATCTGATGGCTGAGCCATGCGATGAACCCGATTGCGATGCGCCGTCGCGGTGCCGCGGGATGTGTGAGAAGCATTACGCCCGCTGGCGTCGACGGAACGCTGCGCCAAGGCCGGCGATTCTCACGCACGAGGAGGTCTTGGTCATCCTCAGCAAGCAGGCGAAGGCTGGATCGGTGACGGCGGCGGCGGCGCTCGAGCGGGCGCTGCGGGCGATCGAGAAGAAGAAGGAGGACGACCCTGTCGGCGACGCTATCGCCCAGATCCTCGGTGAGAGTTGACCCGGTTGCGTTCATCGAGAAGGTGTTCCGGCTCGATCTGCGCGAGTTTCAACGCGACTGGCTGCGTGAGGCGTTTTCGGAGACCGACGACGGCCGCCGAAAGTACACGCGGGCGCTGCTGGGGTTGCCACGCGGTAACGGGAAGTCGCATCTGGCCGCGGCGGTCGCCGGCTACATGCTGCTCGCCGATAGGCCGCGGGACGGCAGGCCGCCGCAGATTCTGATCACGGCGGGCGCCTGGAATCAGGCGATGATCACGTTCAAGCGGCTGCGCGAGTTCATCGAACTGGGGCCGCTGGCGGAGCTCGTGACGCTGTTGTCGGGCCGCGGCGCGATGCGGATCAAGGGTGGCGCGGAGTTGATTGTGGTGTCGGCGACGGGGAAGCTGCAGCATGGGCTCGAGCCGACGTGCGTGGTGTTCGACGAGGTGTGGAATCAGCCGAACCGGGAGCTGTTCGAGGCGTTGACCGGGGGAATGGTAAAACGGCCCGAGCCGCTGATGGTGATGATCTCGACGGCCGGCTATGACCAGGATTCGCTGCTATGGGAGCAGTGCAAGTTGGGGGAGGCCGGCGACGACCCGCGTTTTTTCTACCGGTGGTGGTCGGCGCCGGAAGACGCGCCGTACGATGACCCGGAGACGTGGCGGCTCGCGAATCCGGCACTGGCGGACGCGAACCCGTTTCTGGCGACCTCGGGCCTGTTCGATTCGCTGCGGGTGATGCACGAGGCCGAGTTTTGCCGCTGGCATCTCAATCGCTGGACCGCAGCTGAGGATTCCTGGATCAACCCGGAGGTGTGGGATGCGTGCGCGGCCGCGCCGGAGCTACGGGAGGACTGGGACACGGTCCTCGGAGTGGATGCGTCGATTCGGCACGACTCGACCGTGGTGGCGACGGTGCAGCGGGATGCGGACGGCGTGTTCCATGCCGAGTTCAAGGTGTGGACGCCGATGCCAGGCCGGGAGATCAATCTGGCTTTGGTGATGCAGCACATCCGCGATCAGGCGGCGAAGTATCGGGTGTGTGGCGTGGCCTACGACCCGCAGTATCTCCATCACGCTGCGCAAACGTTGGATGACGAGGGGATCAGGATGGTCGAGTGGAGGCAGGACAATTCGCGGATGGTGCCAGCGACTCGAACGCTGCATGAGGCGGTGTCTCACGGTCGGCTCAGGCATGGTGGCGATCCGGTTGTTCGATCGCACGCGCTTGCGGCTGGGGTAAAGGAGACCGAGCGGGGCCTGCGGTTGAAGAAGACGGAGGTGACTAGGGGGCGGCACATGGATGCGGTTGTCGCGTTGGCGATGGCGGTCGATTGGGCGTCGCGGACGGCGGATCGCCGCAGCGTGTACGAGGAGAGGTTCGCGGCCTGATGGGCCTGTTCAAACGTAAGGAGAAGGCGCTCACCGCCTCGGGGGATATCGCGGGGGCGATCGAGGCGGGCTGGTCCGCGTACCCGCTGCTCGGGTCCGGCGCGCGACAACGGATCCAGACCGCCTACAACATCGCCCAAGGGGCTGCCTATCCGCAGCTGTACAAGGCGTCGCCGGCGGTCAGGCAGGTCCTCGACGGGATCGTCCGCGACGTTGGCGCGCTTGAGCTCAGGCTGTATGAGGAGATTGACGAGGCGGAGAAGCAGCCGATGCCGGACCATCCCGCCGCCATGTCCCTGCGGTACCCGTCGGAGACGGAAAGCGGCGATCAGTTCATCCGCGGGATGGTCCTCGATAAGCTGATCTACGACAACGCGTACGCGCTGATTGTCCCCGCGGCGGCCAGCCAGATCAGCCTGTACAGGATCCCGGCGTACATGGTGGAGGTCCAGGGATCGACCATCTTTCGCGCGGAGAACTATCGGGTGTGGCCGTCCGGGTCCTGGGCGTCGATCGGCGCGTTCGGCGGCGGCGCCGGCCAGCCCGTCGACTTCTCGCCCGACCAGATCCTGCATTGGCATGGCGCGAACCCGATCGACCCGAGGTTCGGCCTGTCGCACCTCGACACGTTGCGTGGCGTGATCGCGGAGGACGCGGCGTTGCAGCAGGCGAATGTCGAGCTTGCGACCGCCGGGCTGCAGGAGCCGTCCTGGGTGTTCCGGCCGACGGAGGCACCGCAGTGGTCGAATCAGGCGCGGGCGAACTTTGAGGAGGACCTGACGAACCGGATTCGCCGTCGCACGTCGAAGCCGGTGGTATTGGAGGAGGGGATGGAGCTCAGGTCGTTCGGGGTGACGCCGAAGGACGCGGAGATGATGGCGATCCGCGAGTGGGCGGTCGCGCAGATCGCAAATGAGTATGGCGTCCCACGCGGCAAGGCGGGGCTCGAGGACGCCTCCCAGGAGGATGAGGACGCGTACATGGCCGACTGCCTCGTGCCGTTGTGCAAGGACCTGACGGCGATGCTGGATCAGCGGATTCTGGTGCGGGTGTTCGATTGGACCGACGGCTGCTTCTCATTTAATTTGGATGAGCGTTTGCAGGGAAACGCCCGGCTGACGGCGCTGGTCAGTGCGGCGGGCGCGCCGATCATGTTGCGCGACGAGGCCCGGGCGAAGCTGAATCTGCCGCCGGTGCCGGGCGGGGACGAGCTCGTGACGCCGCTGAACGTGATCGTGGGCGAGAAACCGAGCCCGCAGGTCATGGGACCACAGGACCCGAACAAGCCCGCACAGGACGGCTCCTACCGCCAAGATCAGGGCCCGACGCCCATTCCCTCGGAAAACGCCGGGAAGGCGCTGTACGCGCCCGCTGGGGCCCTCACAGCCGCTCCTGGCGGACCCGCTGCGCTCCCGCAGTTCCATCCGCGGCGGGCGGCGGATATCGAGCGCCAGCATCGCCACATCGACGAGCTGCAGGCCGCCGTGCAGAAGCATTACAACCGGGTCGACCGGGCGCTCCGCGCGAAGGCGCGCTACGACCAGGATTGGGAGCGGTGGGACAAGGAGTTTGCGCTTGACCTGCGCCGCGCGCTGCGGCGGATCGTGCAGGCCGAAGGGGACGTGTACGCCATGAAGCTCGGCTCACCCGCCGCGTTCGACATGGGCCGCGTCCGCAACTATCTCGCGGCGATGGCGGAGGGGGCGGCGTCTGCGATCAACGACACGATCCGCGGCGAGATCGACGCCCTCGGCCTGGATGATGCGATGGCCCGCGCCCCTCAGCACGTCGAGAGCTCCGGCGCGAGCCTCGGCGCCGGCGCCACATGGTTCGCCCGCGACGAGGCGGCTAAGCAGTCCCCTTTTTACGAGGGTCGCGTCAAGAGCTGGATCGCTGACACCGAGCGGCACGCCGAGTTCGACGGCGACACCGTCCAGATCGGCGAGGACTGGCCGGCCGGGTTCGCGCCCGGCTCAGCGCCGGGCTGCAAATGCTCGGCGAGCATCTCCTGACCAAGGCGAGGAGCACATGGAGCATCTGCTGCTGAAGGTCGCTGCGACGGCGGCCACCGACCAGGGCGAGTTCGAGGCGGTCATCTCAACCGCCGGCGTCGACCGCGAAAAGGACGTCGTCAGCCCGCACGGCATGGCCCGCGCCCTGCAGAAGTGGACGACCACCGGCAAGAAGATCCCGCTGGCGTGGAACCACTCCACCAAGGCGGAGGATCAGATCGGACACATCAACCCGGCGTCCGCGCGTGTCGTCGGCGGGGAGGTTGTCGCGTCCGGCTGGATCGACCAGTCGACCGGTGTCGGGGCGGACGCGTGGCGGCTCGTGAAGTCCGGGACGCTGGGCTTCTCGTTCGGCTATCTGGTGCTGGACGGGGGGCCACGGAAGGGCGGCGGCAGGGAGATCCGCGAACTGGACGTGTTCGAGGTGACCGCGACGCCGACGCCGATGAACAACGATACGCGCGTGCTCTCCTTCAAGCAGATGCCCGACGACGGCGCGGAGGACGAGGACGACCCGGCCGAGCTGCTCGGCGAGATGATCAGTCTGGCGCAGGACTTCATCGACGATGAGACCGACCCGTCCGACGTCGCGGCGATGCGCGACATCATGCGCGCGCTGCTCGACCTGCAGGGCACCGAGGCTGACGAGGGCAAGGCGCTGCGCATCCCGGCCGGCGCCGGCTGGCTGTTCCCGCGCGCCGAGCTCGCCGCCGTCCGCGGCGGCGACCTCAAGGCCGCCTGGTCGGCCGCGATGATGAATGACCTGCCCGACTCGTCTTTCCTCTATGTCGC